TGCTTGAATTTCGTGTAGAAGTTGATCGTTCCGGTTGCCATCAGTGCCTCCAGGCTCTACCAATGAGGAGCAGAACCTCCTCGTCGTCGTCCAGCAGACGCTGCAGCTCGCGCTGCAGTTCTGCCTCGGCCCGGCGCCGTTGCTTGAGCATCCGGGTGATGTCTGCCTTGCGCTGCGCGACGCTCGCCACCGGCTGCGCCTGCGCCTGTGCGGCCTCGAGCGCCTGCTCGGCCTGCTGCAGCAGGGCGTTGAGCAGTTGCGCTTCCTCGGCCGCGCTGCGCGTCTTGTAGACCCGGCCGCGATACAGCAGGCGCCGCCAGCGCCGGCCGACGCCGCCGCCACGCTTGGGCGCCAGGATCGCCGTGCCGCCGATGGACTGCGGCGCCAGGCCAGTCAGCACCAGCATGGCAAGCGGGATCAGCGACCGATCCACGCGCACTGCGGTGACCGGCGCTCCGCCTGTCAGGGACAGGGTGCCGGTCGGGATCAGCGCCGCGGCCACGCCCAGCAGGCTGGTCGGCGCGTAGCCGGTCAGTGCCAGCGGGCCGACCGGGACCTCGGACGGCGTATCGACTGCTGCCGTGCTGGTCGGCGCGTACCCGGTCAGCGTCAGGTCGCCACGCGGCAGGTAGCTGGTCGCGACACCGAGCGCCGACTCGGGCGGCAGGCCGGTGAGCGTGATGTCGCCGCGCGGCAGGTAGCTGCGCGCGACGTACACCGCGCTGTCCGGCGCGCTGCCGGTTAGCGACAGGTCGGCGCGTGGGATCGCACTCGTGATTGCGCCAGCCTGCACGAGGCTGGTTAGCTCGCCGCCGGTCAGCGTCAGGTCGCCGCGCGGAATCAGCGCGTAACGGACCTCGACGCTGCTGGTCGGGGCGAGGCCGGTAATCGTCAGGCTGCCCGCCGGCAGCAGTGCCTTGCTTACGCCAGCGGCACTGGTCGGCGCTAGCCCGGCAAGCTCCAGTGCACCGCGCGGCACCTCCGCCGTCGTATTGGTCCCGCCCGCGCTGGCGGTGCCGAGAAGCAGTAGGCGCGGGATGCGGGCCATGTCAGGCGGGGATTAGGAACTGGTAGGGGTCGAGTGAGATCGCTCGCACCTCAGACGGCGAGAGCGCGCGGTTCCAGCAGCATACTAAATAGTTTGGGTCTATATTGTTGTACCCGGTAGAAGCGAAATCTGCGATGTTGTTAATTCTGGTTTGTTGAGCGGTGCTGTAGATATTTACGATCGCGCCGTTTGTTGTTGATGATGTTCTATTGGCCCCGTCCACATACAGAATCGGCGCATCGCCATTTATTCTAGTACCGACAAATACATGTGGCAGCCCGTCGATAACGCTGGCAGCGTTCGCACCGGATATAGCTGCGCTCGATCCCGTATCGCTACATCGGCATCGCATGCTGCCAGCGGCGGCGGCGTCAGAGGCTCCGCAATTTGTTAACAGCGAGATATCTTCAAATTGAGACGTTCCTTTTCTTTGGTTGAACAGCGAGCCAATTGCAGACCGGCTAACCGGAGCAGCATGAGATAAAACTGTAAACGAGTTACTTGTTATAGGCTGAATGGCGCCGAACGTGTCGCCGCAATTGGCTGCATACGCTGTATATCTGCCAATGCCCGGTACTGACCCAGCAGAAATCGATGAGATTGCGGTGGTCCGCATTCTTCCTGTGGCTAAATCCACATGGGGACTGCGACCGAGCCAGCAGAACGTCAAGCTCTGCGTTAACGGGTTTGACCAATCAACCTTCACCGGCCCCAACGGCTGCATCCCCGGTACCAGCAGCCTCGGCTCGCGCAGCATCACCTCATCGACGACAGCAATCGCCATGACTATGCCTCGTCGGCCAGATACGAGTGCGGGCGCCAAGAGATTGTGTTACCACTCGATGCAAGTGCTACGTTGGCGCGACTCCTGACAGCAGGCTTCCACTTGCCCTGCGGCAGGGGGACTGCGCGCAATACGGCACGCTGCGCGGCGGTTGTCCCAGTCGTTGGGAAGAACCCAACGTAGTAAGGTGTGTTCTCCTGCTCGTCACTGGTGCCCGTCGTCCAGGTTGGATAGTTGGTGCCATCCAGGCTCGGGACGATGTAAAGCTCCACGCCGCTGTCAGTACCCGTAAACGCCGCGCTGGCGAGATACATCTCAAAGTCCGCCAGCGTGTACTTGTTGGTGCTGTTGTCGATCTCGGTACCGAGCGCACTGTGGCCGTTATCCGCCAGTGAGTTGAGTTCCGTCGTCAGACACGTTGCCGCACTGGCGAGAAAGCCACTGAGTTTGGTTGTTGCGTCAGCCATGACTCACCTCACGAAATCGCGCGCACGATGTCATCCGGCGACAGCATCCCTTCCCAGCCCAGCGTTGCCGGCGTGGCGGTCGTCCCAGTGCCCGTCGAGAACAGCTTTTCAGCCTTCGTTGCGGTGCGCTTGGCGATGGCAAGCAGATTGGTCCTGGTCGTGGTGTTGCTGGCCCAGCAGTCAGCCAGGCCGGTGCGGACGTTGGCCGAACCCGCATTGAGCGCGGCAGTCATGTTCTGGGTAATCCACTCCCAGATCCTCGCCTTGCCGGCCGTGAGTGCATCCACCTCAGTCCAGGTAATCGCGTCCCGGTACTCGGCCGGAGGCACGTTGGTGCGCCAAACGATCCACGCCGGACTCGTCAGCTCGTTGAGCCAGTTGGCCATCGCGCCGGTAGCGCCTTGGTTTCGGTAGTCCACGAAGGTGGCGTCCGTCTCGGCGGCGATGGCAGCCTTGAGTGTTGCGGTTTGAGCAGCAGTCAGCATGTCAGCAGATCCTCACGATAACGGTGTCAGGCCACGCCAGCGGCCAGGGTGGCGGTGGTGGTGGTGTGAGAATCAGGTAGGCGAGCAGCACGGCGGTCATGGCCGCAGCATCCGGCGCAGTGCGGTGAGACTCACATCGACGTGATCGAGGATCGTCAGCGGGTCCGTCGGCTCCGTGACATCGAGCCGCGCGCCGTCGCGGCAGACCTCGACAGCGCCGTCGTAGGCGGCGTCCCAGCGCAGTCGGCTGGGCTTGCCCGGTCGCCAGTTGCGCAGGTAGCAGTCCCACGCTTGGTCCTTGGCGCCAATCGCCGGCAGGGGCCGCGGGTCGGACCACAGCAGCAAGCGCGCGAGCGCGACCTGCAGCGGATCGCACCACGGCAGCGCCTCCCACAGGCCATCAAGCTCTCCCGGCACTGCCAGCGCGCCGCACACGGCCCGCAGCGCGTCGTCCGTGCGCTGGTGGCGCAGCACGCCAGCCAAACCACCCATCTTCTCGAACTGCCAGAACCCGCGCGCCGGCCCGCCCTGCTGGTGGCGGTAGCGCAGCGCGCTCTCCTGAGTGGCGATCGCCAGCAACATGACCTCGGCTTTTGGCGACTGCACCGGCAGCGCCGTGGTGTCCGCGAGGACCGCGAGGCCCGGCCGGATGATGCTGCTGAGGAACAGCGGCGACTTCATCGGCGCCGGTCCTGCTCATCGGCCAGGAGCTTGGACTTCCACGCCGAGCCGGAGCTGCTGCCGAAGTAGTAGCTCAGGACGGCGGCGACTCCTGAGCTGAGTGCGCCCAGGAGCACCAGCAGCGCTTCTCCGCCCTCAGGTGGCATTCCTTCGGCGAGCAACCACGCCAACACGAGAAAGAAGCCCGAGACCATGATCCCGGCCAGCACCCTTGGCGTCGCTTGGTCGCCGGTAGCGGTCTCGCGGGCTCGGGCGTTGGCGCGGTCCTCGGCCTCGACGCGCAGCCGCTCGACCGCGCTGGCGAGTTCCGCCAGCTCGCCCTGCTGCGCCAACTCCATGAGCCTGAGCTTGTGCTCGGCCGCGACACCGGGGTCCGGGAAGATCTTGTCGATCAGCCGCCCGCCAAGTTCCAGGACGGCGGGCAGTGCGGCGGCAATGATAGGCGCGACCATGTCAGTCTCCCGTGAGCCAGTCGAGCGCCAGCGCCACCGCGACGGCGGCGATGAACACCACGACCACAGTGATAACCGCCTCAAGCACCGTCACGGCTTTCCTCCTGATCGAGCGCGCGGATCAGCAGCTCGTGGGCGTGCCGCACGCTATCCATCCGGCGGTACATCTCCCGTGATAAGACCTGGCTCTCCAAGACCTCCAGAACCCTCATGACCATAAACGTCCACGCTCGCAACGCCGCGGGTGCCGTGAGCCGTAATGACCCGTCCGCGCCATCGGCCGTCGTGCCACCCGCGCATCCAGCGGACGCCGTAAGGTCGGAGCCGGTCGGCGAGGCGGTCAACGATCTCCTCCGTCATGACGAGCCGCGAGCACGGCTCGATCCAGGCCGTTTCGTCGCTGTCCAGCGTCACCAGCACCTCGCCCGCGCAGTACGGGTGCGAATCCGCTTCCTCCTCGATTACGTGCAGTGTCATCGCGTACAGGTCGAGGTGGACGGCCATCGGTCACCGGCGCGGCTCCTTGCACGCCGCCAGCCGGTCGCACAACCGCTGCTGCTCCTCCTTGAGCTGTACTGCGCGGTCCTCCAGCCGGTCCACGGCGCGTTCGAGGTCGGCCACCTTGGACTGCAGGCCGTCGAGCGCCGGATTGAGCCGCGGCGGCCTCATTTCCTGCTCTCTGAGCCGCTTGTCGATCTCGTCCATGCGCTGCCAGTGGCGGTCGCCGTCGTGGCTGGTGAAGCGACCGCCTGGAGCCCGGAAACTTTCAAGGTCGGCGCGTAGTCGCTCAAGCTCGGTAGTGACATAGCCAAAGCGCACTGCGCTAGCACTAGACAGGTCACGCCAAGCCACAACAACTGACGCTGCGCCCGTGAGAAGCGCCAGGATGATGCCAGTGGCGAGTGCTGGCCCGGCTTTGTCGAGGACTGCGGCGATGCCCACATCATCTGCCTCTGCGGCCCGAGCCGCCCTTGCGCTTCTTGCCTTTGCACGGCATACCGCCTCCTAGTGAATCCGCACCGGCCGGCCTTCCTCGTCGCGCTCGACCATGCGGCCACCGACGCGCGCGATGCGGCCGTCCTCACCACGCTCGATCTCAAGCGGCTGCTGCCGATCCTGCTCCAGCTTTTCTATCGTCTCGGTCAATGCCTCGATCCGCTCGTACAGGCTCGCGGTCATCTCGCCGTCCTGCTGCTGACCCTGCTGCTGCTCGGCCTGCATCTGCGCCTGCTGCGCCTGCAGGCCCTGCAACTGCAGCTTCACCGCGGCGTCGAGCTGCGCCTTGTAGGCCTCCAGCGCGCGGTCTTTCTCAGCTTCGATCAGGTCGATGCGCTGCTGAATGCGCGTGGCCGCCGCGTCGCTGTAGGTCTTGGCGGCGCTGGCCTGCGCGTTCATCACCTGCGACCGCTCGTCCACAACCTGCTTCTGCAGCGCCGCGTTGGCCTTTAGCTGGTCGATCTGCGACTTGAGGTCCGTCTCCTTGGCGCGCATCGCCACGTCCACCTGCTTGATCTGGCCGTCCTGCTGCAACTTGGCGGCGTCGAGCTGCAAGCGTTGCTGGTCGAGCTGCAGCTTGGCCTGCTCGATCTGGCCCTTCATCTGCATCTCCAGCATCTTCGGGTCCGGCGGCGGCGGCGGTGGCGGCGGCATCTGCGCCGGGTCGGCGAAGTACAGCGACGGGTCTTTCAGGCCCAGCACCTCGCACAGCTCGGCGGCGGTGCGGTACAGGTGCTGCGGCGTGATGAGCTGGCCCATCGCGCCGAACTGCAGGTAGGCGTTCTGCAACGCCATCACCTGCTGTAGCGCGGCCTGCCGCTGCACCTTGGAGGTGTTGCCAACGCCGATGGTGACGCGCAGGTTCTCGCGCTGCCGCCACTCGCTGGGATTGACCGGCACCCACTGGTTGCGCAGCTTGACGACCTCGGCCCGCTTCTGGTTGGTCGAAAGCAGTTTGTGGACGCGCAGGAACAGCGCCTTGACGCCGGTCTCGGCGAAGATGCGCGCGATCAACTCGATGCGCATGCGCGCCGCGTCGTAGGCCTGCGCGAGCGCCGTAGTTTGGGTTTGCGCCAGGGAGGAGGCGTCGAGGCCCATCACCTCGTCGCCAACGCCCGTGCGCTGGCGCAGCACGCCGTCCATGTACTCCAGCATGCCGAACGCTTCGGTCGGCGGCGTAGGCACCGCTAACGGCTGGACGTGACCGCTCACGTCCGGCGCCTCGGTGTCGATGCGCACGATGCCGCCCGGCCGCGCGTCGGTCAGGTCCTCCAGGTTGGCGCGGTTGCTGGCCGCCAGCCGGCCGTTGTTTGCCAGGTAGAGGTTGTCGAGGATGCCGCGCAGCAGCGCCGTCTTGATCTCCTGGATGTCCATCACCAGGTCGGCGATGGACAGGCCGAAGAACTTGTGGGTGATCGGCACCGGACACAGGCTGACGAACACGATGGCGTCCGAGTCCTCCACGTCCAGCAGCTTGAAGCTGCCGGCCTCGCCGGCCAGGGTGACCTTGAGCAGTTCGTCGATGCCGTCGTCGTCGCGGTCCACCCGCACGTAGCACTCGACCACCGTGATCTTCTCCAGCCGGTCGTCGCCTTCGAGGTCGTCGTCGGTCTTGTCGTAGCGGGCCAGCTCTTCGGCGTCGGCGGCGGCATCGCCGGACGGCAGCGCCTCGACCGTGGCGCGGTCATAGCCGGCCTCGAGCAACTGGCTGCGCGTCATCTCGGTCTTGTGGAACGCGAACTGCGCCTCGGCCGGGTCGTAGCTGTGCGTGCGCGCATCGATCCCGAACTCTTCCGGCGGCACGCACTCGATCGCCACCTTACCGCAACTGGTAGTGGCGGCGAACACCACATTGAGCGTGCCGTCCGGGTTGCGCTCGAAGTCCAGCACCTCGCGCTGCACCGCCGGGTCCTGCAGCAGCGCGGCCAGCTCGAGCTCCATCAGGTTGCGGTAGGCCTCGCGCTCGGTGCGCTCGTCGTCCTGCCATGTCACCTTGGCGATGCCGACCTTGGACAGCAGCGCGTCCTTGAACAGCGTGTACAGGAGCATGAAACCGGGATTGCGCTCGTACACCTCGTAGCGCACGCGGTCGGTTTCCTGCTGCGCCTGCGCCTCGTCCTCGGGACCACGCGGCACGAACTCGACGGCGTTGTCGGCGTCGAAGAAGATCCGCATCAGGCTCGGCAGAATCCACTCGATGGTGTCGGCCACCTCGCGGGTGCGGACCTGGCTGCGGCCCTCTGTCTCGTTGCCGTAGGGCTCGCCGAGGTAGCGGTTCATCGCCTCCGCGCGCTCGCTGGCGATCTGGCCCGAGTCGCCGCCGAGGCAGGCGTCGATTTCCGCCTGACAGAGTGCAACCAGCTCGTCGTCACGCATTTTCATGCCGCTTTCCTCGGCCGACCGGGACCGCGCCGCGCCTGCAGTTTCGACTCGAGCTCCGCCACACGCTGCTCCAGTTGAGCGATGCGCGTGAGTGGGTCTTGCTGAAGGAGAGTCGCGAGTTCCTTGAGCTGGCGTTGCTGGTCAAAGGTCATATGACGTTGAGCTTCTTGTAGGGGATCGGTCCCATGCGCTTGGCGTCCGGCATGCGGTACATCGCGAACTGCCGGAAGGCGTCCGCGCTGTGGCTCGTCCAGTCGTGCACGGGAGCGGGCCGCAGGGTGCGGTTCTTGGCGTCGTAGCCCGAGCGGTAGTTGCGCAGGCAGTCGAGGCCGCGGCTGGTTTTCTTGGCGTCGAACCAGCAGCGCGGCAGCAGGTTGCGCACGGCCTCGATGCCGTCCTCGACGCGGTGCTGCGGCAGCACGGTGGCGCGGATGCCGAGCGACAGCAGGGCCTCGACGCGGCTTTTGCCGGACTGCAGCTCGCGCGCTGCGGCGTCGTGCGGCAGGATGTGCGCTTCGTACACGTACTGCTGGCTCTTGAGCCACTGCGCGTAGTGGGCGAGCGGCTGCGACTCGGCTTCGTAGTGGTCGATGACGTGGAGTTCCTTACCGACGGTCTGCACGACCCAGATGGCGGTGCTGTCGCCGATGCCGAGGTCCCAGGCGGTATAGGTCTTGGCGTGCGAGTCCCACGGCACGCCGCAGATGCGGCCGTCCTGCTCGGCGCGCTCGATCAGGCGGCCGTAGTAGGCGCCGGGGATCGCCGCCGTCCAGCTGCACTCGAACTCCTGCGCGTACTGCTCCTCGCTCATGGCGCGGCGCGCGGCGTCCAGTTCCTCGGCGTCGATCAGGCCGGTCGCGCTGGCGCGCAGCAGCAGGCGGGACCAGCCGGGTTCGGTGCCGGCGAGGGTGTACAGGCGGTGGAAGTCGTTCTGGCCGAGCGGCGTGCCGATGAACACGGCCCAGCCCTTGCGGTCGGCGAGCTGTGGGCGCAGCACTTCGCCCCAGGCGCGCGGGTCCATCTGCGCCACTTCGTCGAGCACCACGCCGTCGAGGTAGGTGCCGCGCAGGGCGTCCGGGTTGTCGGCGCCGGCCAGGCGGATGCGTGCGCCGTTCGGCAGATCGACGCGCAGCTCGGACAGGTTCACCTCGCGGCCGGGTATGTCGGCGCTCATGCGCAGCAGGTAGTCCCAGGCGACTTCCTTGGCCTGGCTGCGAAACGGCGCCACGAACAGGTAGCGCGCGTCCGGCAGGTCGGCGCTCAAGGCGGCGTGCAGCAGGCGCTGGATGGCGGCGACGGTCTTGCCGGCGCGGCGGTGCGCGACCACGACGTTGAAGCGCGCCGGGTCCTGGAACAGCGGCAGGAATGGCGTCCTGACCTCGATCTCGGCCACGAGCTCAGGCATGGGGGACGATGCGCACGGTGACCTGGAGGGGGCCAACTTCGTCGTCGTGGCCAACGGCGATGGCCTGCAGGACCGGCTCGACGTAGCGCGCGACCTCCTTGTGCATCTGCGCTTGGAGCTCGAGGCTGCTGTCCGGCGAGTGCGCGATCTCGACCATCTTCAGCACCGGGTGATAGCCCGGATAGCGTTCCTGCAGCAGCGCCAGCAGGGCGCGCTTCGGCTTGTTGGGAACGCCTTTTGGCCTTGGCATAGTTTTTCAGTCAACTTCTTGACGCTTGTGCCAATTTGGCAGGTGCCATTTTGTCAGGTCGCGGGCAACAAAAAGCCCGCGCTAGGCGGGCTAAGTACTCTCTCGGAAGGGTGATCGAGGAGAGCCAGGGGGTTAGTGGCACCTGTCCTGACTAGCGATACCGTAGCAGTTTTGTGCGCACTGTCAAGATGGCAGACGGTTCTGGCTTGGTTTCACGTGGAACCTGCCATTTTGTCAGGTGTCACGGGTCAGCCGGCCGAGCAGCCACCAGTGCGCGTTCTCGACCGTGTGGTAGAGCTGCCGCTTGCCCTTGCCGGCGCGTTCGCGCCACAGGGATTCCTGACCGTGGCGGTCAAGATCCTCGACGTACCTGACCTGGACGGCGAGCTTTAGGCTAGGCGGCATATCGCGGATGGCCCTGTCGAGGTCTAGCAGGCGTTCTGGGACGAGAACGTCCGGTACCAGGGTGGTGGGGCGCCCTGGCGCTCTCGCCTCCCCTGCGCGGCTCTCAGCGGTTCTGGCAGGGTAGCTCAGGCAGGAGCGGTGCAGTTGGCGGCACCAGGCGCCCCAGTCGGCGAGCAGGATGTCGAGGGCGCGGATCACTGCCAGGGGCGGTAGGCCCACAGCGGGCAGGGGGCGCTGCTACCTGGACCACTGGTGCACTCGCGCACGGTATCGCGCGCGCCCTCGCCGAGCCCGCCTACGCACTCTACGCACTTATTGCGGATTACCGCCCGTAGAACCGTCACAGTGGGCAGGGGCGGTAGGTCACCCCTCCTACGCGCTTCCGCGCGCTCCTGGCGAGCTTTCACTGCGGTTGCTTG